AGAGTGGGAAGGTAAGTATAAAGAAATTGATAAAGATCAAGCAGAATGGGGTTCATGTTTGTTCTCAGAACTTAGAGACGTTGCTAAGGTTTGGGAAGCAGATCCCCTTTCTGGATATGAAGACAAGACACCAATTGAAGTCACTCCTGAAATCAAAGCACATGTAGTTAAGTTTATGACTACCTTTGCTTTAGAATTGATTGATGATGAGTATGAAAAGAGATTTCTTTCTATGAGAGATGCTACCATGCTTGAGGTAGAATCATGGTCTATTCAAAAGCATGAAGCAAAAGAATGGTTGACGTATGGAGATGCTGAAGGGCATGAAACTCCATTCTTAGATTACCTTGCAGAGAAAGAAGAGAAGGATAAAACTGAATTGTCTAAAAAGATTCTTGCAAAAGCAGAGTCGTTCCAGGATAAACTTTCCTCTATGTTAGTTGATATGCACAAACTGAAGAGGAAGTTCAAAAGTGCCTCTACTATTTGGGACCTAAATATTTTATATGAGGACTACCTCGGAGTGCTTATGCCAAGCAACCAAGCAGTAGAACTTGAAAGAACAGTGTCTGAAGACGATTGGACACGCAAACCAGAGTATGAGGTAAATGCAAATGAGTACAACTTCTGAATATCTTTATGACGAAACTAACATCGTAAACTCCGATGTTAAAGGAATCAAACTCAGTGAAGAATTTATCAACGAATTTAATGTAACTGATTTAGATTGGAAACTTCTTGAGAGTTCATTGCACATGAACTCAAACATGACTGACTATCAGTGTAGACATTTTGTTACCGACACTCAATTGACTCCATGGAGATCGGTAAGACAAGCACTGTTAGAACTAGAAACTAGATACCATTCTTATGTCGAGATCAAACATAGTTTGAGAAAGGCAGAGATTCAAAAGAAGATGGTAGATAGAGATTATGAAAAAGAAGAAGATGATCTTGCAAAAGAGTTGATTGCTTGCGAAGCAAGTAAACTTGATTATGATATCACTATCTGGAAAAGAAAGTATAAGCAATCTCAACAAGAGATGGATACTTTCTTAAAAATTATCAAAGATTTTATCAAAGACGAGTCAGAAATTTCTTTCTATACTACATCTAATGAAGATGAAGAAAGAAAGTATTGGATTGCTCGCATGGGCAAGCAAGCAGCGATGGACATTATTGCATATGGTAGAATTGGATCTGGAAACATGGATTCTATTTCTCTAATGCCAGAAGATGATCAGGTAAAGACCTTACAGATTGCAGTCAGATATTCTCATATGGTCCAAGGTGGTCTTGAGAATATTCAGCAGAAACTCCAACCAGAGTTCCAAAAATTCTTAAATAATAATGGAGTAGTTGCACACAAAATTCTTCCCGAGGAGTACAAGACCGATGGCGTATAGATGGCAGATTAACGCACAAATCATCCATTACGATATTGCTACTAAGCATGAAATTGACATGGATGATGTTAATATTGAAAAGTTACTAGAGCTCTGCGAAAAGCATAAAGATGTAATCGAAGAGCAACATGAACAAGCATTTATGAACGTTGTTATTGCTGAGTATGAAAAAGATTTTCTCCCTTCCAATCAATCCGAAGCTGAATGAAGACACTGTAAATAATGAATTTATTCCTTGGTTGAAAGAACATAAGGAATATATTTTTGATTTATACTTCACATGCCGTATGCCCCCATTCCTTCAGGATGCCATGGGGGACACTTTTAAAAGTGACATAAGAGAAACTACTATTAATGCTCTGTATATCTCAGAGCAAACAGGCATTCCATTGTCTGCAACATTTAATAATTTGTATGTTCTCCCAACGCAGAAGAATTTAGATATTTGGATTGACAACTTCTATCCCCTGTATAATAGTGGGGTACGTATTGTCACGTTACCACATACTACATGGATGCTTACTGGTCAGATCCAGAGAGCATTCCCAGATCTCTATGTCAAGAACACTATCCTTAGGGAAGTTACTAGAGCAAACGAGATTGTAGAATTGGCAAAGGCAGGTTTCAATTATATCAATCTTGATAGAGATCTCATGAGAGATCAAAATCAATTGAAGCGATTGAAAGAAGCAAAAGAATACTGTGAGAAAATTAAGAAACCTGTAAAGTTTTCAATGCTTTCTAATGAGGGATGTTGGGGTAATTGCCCTATCATGCCAGAACATTACCAGTATAATAGTAATAGAACTCCAGATAATCCTCAATATTTCAATGACTCTATCAGTAGAGTGTCCTGCTCAAAATGGGATATTGAGCAACCTGCTGCAGCATTAAAGGCAGCAAATCTCCCACCTTGGAAAGAAGATTGGGTAGAGATGCTTGATCTTGGTATTGATGTTTTTAAGATGCATGGCAGAGAAAATGCTGTGCGTTTAAAAGAATCTATGGATATCATTGAACGTTGGGTAAATGATGAAGAACTTCTATTCCCAGAGTTTAACGAATACATTGAAGATACATCAATGGCAGAGAAACCAATTGATGTTTGGAGAGAGAAGATTAAAACTTGCAAGTTTGATTGTTGGGACTGCCACTATTGTGAGGACGTAACTAAGGCAAGAATTGCAAAGGAAGAAAGAGAATTAGATCCTTACGTTGAAAGAGTCATTGACTCAATTGACAAAGCAGGTAAGTTTGAAAGTGGATTTGATGCTGAGCACTATTTTATCGGTGGACTCAGTTCACATAGGGTTCGCCATCTTCTCAACAACTTACTTTCAACAGCACCAGCAATCTATTTGGAATTAGGTTGTTATACTGGTAGTACATTCTATGCTGCTACACAAAACAATTCTGTAGTTGCATACGCTGTTGATAATTACTCTCAAACAGATATTAAACCACTACGAGATGATATTGTAGTTCCTCAACCAAAAGATCCAAGATTAGATTTCTTAGCAAACTTCTACAATCCAAAGTGGAGATATATTGATAAGGACATTAAAGAACTTAATGGTCATGAGATTGAATTAAAACCTAACGTTATATTCTATGATGCAAGTCATGAGTATTATGACCAGTTAGAAAATCTGACTGCAGTGCTACCGTTACTTGCAGATAAGTTTATCTTGGTTCTGGATGACGCTAACTTTGAAGGTGTGGTAAAATCTGCAGATGATTTCGTAGCACAAAACAATTTAAAACAAATCTTCTCAAGGTTGATTCTAACTACTACAGTAGAAGATGAAAGAGATTGGTGGAATGGTGTTTATGTATTGGTACTAGAAAAATGACTACATTTGTTGAAGAATATCAATTAGAAGATACTACTCTATGCGATGCCCTCTTAGATATGTTCTGGAAGGCAGATGAGAAAGGTCTCACATATAGAGGAAAATCTGGTCCTGGAAAAGTACAGGAGAAAGTAAAAAAGAGTACAGATTTTTGGATCAAAGATGCTGAGATGTTGGGTCCACCTGAGATGTTTAGGTGGCATGAATACCAATTAGAATTGAACAAGTTTATCGCTGAATATATGGAGAAGTATCTCTTTAATGAATATGGCGGTACTTTTAATGCTAAACAGTTACCACAGATACAGTGGTATAAACCAGGTGAGGGTTATTATGAATGGCACATTGATGGAGCACAGTCCGTAGCATGTGAACGTGCTATGGTTTATATGACGTATCTTAACGATGTAGATGACGGTGGTGGTACAATGTTCTATCATCAGGACTTGACAGTCAAACCCAAGAAAGGTAAGACAGTCATTTTCCCTGCAGCGTACACTCACTTACATAAAGGAGAAATCTCCGAAACACAAGACAAATTTATCCTAACAGGTTGGTTATGGTGGAACTAATTGATCCTAGCATTTTTGAAAACAACTTAAGTAAAAGTCGTATCAAAGAAATTAGAATAGGTAATTCTAATTCAAAAATTATTATCATCGATGATTTTTTTGTTCATCCTGAAAAGGTAAGAGAGTATGCACTCTCTGCAAAATATGCAAAGGAATCAAGTGCTCATGATAATCCAGGGTACATTTCTAGATTCCCCTTTGAACCTGAGCAATTCTTACATACTTGTGGGTATTTAAAGGAAGTTCACTTCCATGATTATAGATTGAATACCATTGATCTAACACCCACTTTTGCATTTCAATGCTATGATAAGATTGGACCTATGCCACCTCACATTGATGATGTAAATTATGCTGGTTTAGTTCCACTCAATACTGACGAAGAATTGTCTACCTTTTCTGGTACTGCATTCTTTAGGCATAGAGGAACTGGTCAAGAGTTTACTTGTACCAATTCTTATAGAGCAGAAGAATGTTTAACCAAATGGGATATGAGTTTGTGGGATAGGTATCATGTTCAACATCACAAATTTAATCAATTTATTTTTTATGAGTCCTGTATGTTCCATTCAGCATATTGGGATCAAAACAGTTGGGCGGTTGACACACCTCGCTTGACATTCAACACCTTCACATGGTAGTATAAATACTATGTCTGACACTTTTTATTACGGAGACAAATGACTACAGCAGAAATGGCAGCAGATTTTAAGAAGCAACTGGAAGCAGTTGTGGAAAAAATCAAAGAACTGGACACAGAAATCAATACTAAAAAAGAAGAATATTTCAAACTTCTCGGTGCAGTTCAAGCACTGGAACTTGCAGATAAAGGAGTCCCTGATGCACCTGAAACAGAGACCCCTGCAGAATGATTGAATCTATCCTGAAGAATGAACTCTACATGGGTTACATCTTCGGGATCATGATTCTAGGGGGATTTATCCGTGAATATCATGCTCTTGAAGATGTATATTCCCTTGCTAAGAGATATATTAAAGACAACAGAATACTTGTTATCCTTACCTCCTTACTGGGTGGTATCCTTCCTATCCCTGGACGTGTTGCTCTCTCAGCACCACTCCTTGACGCCATCGCACCACCTGATAAAGAAAGGCGTTCTGCCTTTGGTGTGATTGATTACCTATCTGTCCATCACTACTATTGGTGGTCACCGTTGGAGAAGACAGTTGTCCTGCCTATGGCAGTGATGGGTGTTTCTTACTCAACCTTCCTGGGATACACTATTGTTCCCCTCGCTATCACCTTGGCATATACATGGTGGTACATTTTTACTAAGGTTCCTGTTGCTTCTGTTGTACCTAACCTAGAGCATGTACGTGAGTTTAATTGGCGTCGTGCAGTCACAGGTTGGGCACCACTGATTGCTACAGTTATCCTCCTACTCAATACAGGTAAGAGTGGTGCGATTTTCTTTTTTCCATGGTTTGGCGCTATGTGCGCTTACTATTCTATTGTTTACCGTGATTGGAAGTGGGGTCGATGGATTGACGCTAAGTTTGCTGTCATTGCTACTGTTGTCCTTGCTTTTGGTGGTATCGTCGGACAGATCAAAGAACCTGTAATGGCATACCTCAAGGCAGCAACTCCTGAGATGCTAATTCCTGCCTCTCTAGTCGCCATGGTCGCTGCTTATATCATGGGTTCATCTGGTAAGTATGCTGGTATGACTTCTGCTCTTGTGGCAATCTTTGGACCCAACTATCTGGTGTGGTTCCTCTGCACTGAGTATTCTGGTTACCTGATCTCACCAGCACATAAGTGTCTCATGATCGGACAACAGTATTTTGGTACACCAATTAAGAAATACTATGCTGTGCTTTCTCGATTGTGTGCTATACTGATTGGGTATGCAGCACTAGTTACTTTTGTATTCTAAATTAAGTCCTCTGCTAAATAAAGTAGAGGACTTTTTTTATGCGTATAAATGGCGCAACCTACAAGTAGAGCAGAACTAAAGGACTACTGTCTGAGAAGATTAGGTAGACCTATTCTGGAAATTAACGTTGATGATGATCAGATTGACGATCTAATTGATGACGCTATTCAGATGTTTAATGAGCGTCATTATAATGGTACTGAGAGAATGTTCCTGAAACATCAGTTTACTGCTGATGATAAAACACGTTTTACAGGAAGTGATGAGACCCTTAGTGTTGGGTCTACTGATTGGTTGGCAAGAAATAATTACATTCCTATCCCAGGTCATATTACTGGAATCAATAAAGTATTTGGTATTAAGGGTAGTAATATTAGAAGTAATTTATTTGGATTAGAATATCAACTGTTTCTTAATGACTTATATCAGTTTGGATCAGTTGATATCTTAAGTTACTATATGGTTAAGTCATATCTAGAAACACTAGATATGGTGTTAAACAATGGTAGTTTTATTCCTTTCAGATTTAATCAACGTCAGGATCGTTTGTATATTGATACTGATAGTGATTTTGTAGAAGAAGGTACATATGTTATCATCGACTGTTGGAGAGTTTTAGATCCAACGGACTACACTCAAGTATATAATGATCCATTCTTAAAGAGATATACAACTGCTTTAATTAAAAGGCAGTGGGGACAAAATTTAATTAAATTCCAAGGTGCTCAACTTCCTGGTGGTATCACCTTAAATGGAAGACAAATTTATGATGATGCAGTTGCTGAAATTCAAGCAATTGAAGATGAAATGGCATCTAGATATGAACTTCCACCAATGGATATGATCGGATAAGATGGCAAA